ACTCCGGCCATGCCAGCAGTCTTGCCGTCAGGCACTGTGAAATACACGTAGGATGGGTTGTGAGTCATGAGAAATGGTAGGGTGGTATGATCTATCCCATGACCCTCTTCGACCTCTCTGAGGTCATCTGGACGGAGGTTAGAAGCTACTTCCTGAGCAGCCTCTAGTGTGAGTGGGTGAATGTAATTAGACACGTCTATAAAACTTGGGTGAGTAATCGCCTTCCCAAGACATAGCATGTAGCGTAGCTGGGGATGGATGTGTAGATTTAAGTATAATATCTACGTTAGTATTCCGTTCATATACCGGAACAGTTTTGATAAATTCTTCTAAGTATGGTACATCAGCTGCTTCAGTCTGATCTACGATTGCAGATTCGTGTTGATCTGTAAAGCTGACTTTACCTACACGATTTAAAGTTGTTCTATACGAACCTACCTTACCAAAGTGTAACTTAATTCTATGTAAAACTAACGATGAGTTTACATCAGTTACAGGTTTATTATTTGTAACTCTAGTAGGGTATAAGGTTGGAAACTTAATTTCATAGTCATATAAATAACCTACTGTAAAAGCAGATTGACCAGTTGGTAGTGTAGAGTCAGACCAATTACCTGTAAGTATTAGTGATGTTCCTGATATAGTAGGTAATGCAAATCTACCATTCTTATCTATAATAGCTAGGCTGTAGTTAGGTGTACTTACAGTACTTAACCAGCTAACATTGCTAAACGTAGTAGTTACAGCATTAGCATCATATACACCACCACTTAGAGTTGTGTGGTTATCTAAATGTAGTAAAAACTCAGTATCATTTGAGACTACAGTAGGGTCAGTATCACCCTGTATAAGTTGTATCTTTTGTAAGTAATAATCAGTATCTAAAAAGAAATACTGGTCATCTATAATAAAGTGATATAGTAAGGGGTTGTTAAACTTCCATGTAAACCAAGATGCTTGCTGTCTATTTTCTGCTACTTGAAAGTATTTATAGCCTATAACTGTATCTGAGCCAGTCTTACCTAACAGAACTAAAGAGTTATCTCTAGAGTTTGTAAGTAAATCTATATCTTTAGGAATTAATGTAGGTATAACCTTGCTTACTTCTACTATGTTTGGTTCTCCTTCTCGTCTGATATTAGCCATTTCATTAAATCGACTAAACTTACCAGAGTTATCTACGTAAGCTATGGTAGTACCAAGAGATATAGGAGATATAATTTTGTTGTAATTAAAGGTAGATATACTACGTAATTTAGCTGTATCTGGATTTAAAACTGTATCATCAGATGCAAGTAAGAATTGTTGGTTTGTACTAAATACTACTAAACCTGTGTTAGTTTCTATACCGTCAAATAATTCTGATGGAAACATAGATGCAGCTGATATATCTATAGGGTCACTAGCGGATATAGTTAATGCTGTTTCTATAAAGAAATCTGGAGCACCTAACGTACCCGGTCTAGATGTTATGACATTTTCACCTGACAACAATGCTAATCTATTACGAAAGAATAGCACTTTATTTATACGTGCTCCTACAAAGGTAGGCATTGGGTTAGTAGTGTCATCGCCTACTCTTCTTTCAGCATAATCGAATTGTCTAACTGTAAAAGTAGTTGTACCTGTACGCTGTATAACTACAGGCATGTTAGTTAGTTTAAGAGCTATATCTGGTTTTGCACATTCTGACCAAGAACCAGATCCATCTCTATTATTTTCTCCGTTAAATCTTAAATAGTAATCATCTTCATCTGCCATACGAGAGTTAGATACTTTTACTATATACCCATGTTTGCATTGGTTAGGTAAGTTCTGTACATCATTTACAGAGCTTTGCATAACCCGCATAAGGTCATCATCAAGAACCGTAACATTGAGTTCAGATGGGGATGAAAGATATATTCCAGTTCCTATAATCTTACCTGTAACACCAGATGGTAATTCAGCGACAATACCAGCAAGTATAGTATCAGCTGTAACAGCAGTATCAGCATCAAAAGGTGTAGGCTCTGGTCTGATAAGTTTAAGATTAGCATTTACCTGAGTTGATTCGTGATCTTCTACTACTATGGTATAGTTAAAACCTTCCATAGTTACAGTAGTTGTATCACCTGTTTGCCATCCTTCTCCACCATGTAGTAACACAACTTCTCTGTTGTAGCTACATCTGTAGTTATTTCCACCGGGGCCGTTTTGACTAGCACTGTAGTTAGGGCTGACGCCTTGCTGACCTAGAGTATTGATTCTAAATATTAAGTTCTTCTTAGTACCAGAGTCTATACTAAATACTGCTGTGCCTATACCCGGGCAATGCCCTGTGCCATCAGACTCGTCGAGTGTATCACTCTGTATTTTTATACGTGTAGCACGATGAACAGTTTGAACAGAAGCATCGTTAAATAAATTAAGACCATACTGTCTTCCATTCTCTGTACGTAAAAGCTCTATAAATGCAAAATGTGCATCTGGTGTAGAAGCTGTTGTGCCAGTTGTACCTACTAAAGTATTAGAATTAGAAGTATCCCTATTTGTAACAAAGGTAGTATCATTGATTGTTAGAGTTTGTAAATTTTCTGGTGATGCTGTAGTAAGATAATTTCTTATAGTAGTTTCATGATCTGTTCCATCTACAGTATAGCTAGTAGTCATCAGCTGACCATCATTACAACGCCATACTCTAACTCTACCATCGGCTGCTATCTGCCCTATGTAAGATCCCTCTGTCTCGTCACGAAAGTAATGAAACCATGATCCACCAGTTTGTACTTGTGTGAGTGGGCTGGTGCCTACTCTTTGAGATCCCGGTCTTTTAAATAAACCATTAGTTATATCTGGTATTGCATTTGATATGCTTTTAACCTGACCGGGAAACTTAAGGTTGTCGGGCTGTTCTGATATACCTCCGACAAAGTTAGGTATAGTTTGTGTAATGCCTGCCATTATCTTCTAAGACTTCTCCAAGGTTGATAAGTTCTGTAAGTTTGACCCTGTTCAAATCCAAGCATGTTGTGATCGCCCTGATTACATTCGTACTCCATAAGAGTAGCTCTGGCTAATGCTTCTTGCTGTGCTAAAAGCTTAACTAAATTAGGGTTAGCTACAAGCTGAGTAGCAGCTACACGAGAAGCTCGGTATGTAATGTAGCGTCTAAATGCTGTTGGTAGGTTCTCAAAGGGTACAAGATATATAACGTCTAGATCTAATGCTGACGTAAATACATCTGTATGTTTTACTTTGTCATATAAAAATCCGTCTCTACGAACTAAGTCCATAGTGCGGTTAAATCTGTTATCATGTAGGTCTAATGAAAGAACATTGTTAGGAATAGCAATCTTGCCATTACTATCTATTGCAAACTCTACATGAGTCTCTTTGTTAAAGTGCCAACCTTCTGCTTGCGTGTCTACGTTAGCATCACGAAGTAGATTAAATACAAATGCTACTTCTGGGTTGTCCTTTGCCTGTACACCGGGGCTGACTTGCCCGAGTGTTGTTATTGGTGCTTGTCCGATAGCCCCCAGTATATTGTTTACTGCGGATAGTTCGGTATCGAGATCAATAGTTGTGGTAGCCATAAGAAAAAAGGGGAGCCGAAGCTCCCGTATAAAAAATAAATATTAAGTTAATGCAGCGGGTGCAGTACCTGTACCAGCAAATAACTCAACAGAGGCAGCAGGGTTAAGTGAATCTGCTCCCATTGCTAGGCGACCTAAGATTACGTCACCTTGGTATACAACTGAAATGTCTCCAGATGTTACCTGTACTTGAGGTCCGATTGCTTCAACAACACCAGCGGCTTCCTTCTGGAAGATTAGTCCGCAGCTGTTATTAAACTCTGAGCTGTTACCATATGTGTTAACAGTCTTAGTTGCAGAAGAACCAGCTCTCTCGTCTTCCATACTTTCTTCTACGAAAGAACCTGTTTTACCGGGGTCTGTTACTCCGGGGTTTGTTGCAGACGCAGTACCATACTTAGTACCAAACTTACCAAAGAATGGAATGTTCATTGACTTGAAGATCTTGATGCCTGCAATCTCAATGATTCCTTGTCCTGACTGTAAGGATGATCCTTGTACGTCTCTGTTGATAAGTCCGTTAGAACCAGCACCCTGTATTAATTCGTAATACTGTCTTGGGTTTAGTACAGCAACTCTTCCGTCTGTAGAAACGCCCTTCTCGTCTAGTGCAGCAGCTGCATCATAGAAAGCGTTTACAAGAGCCTGATCGTCATAAGCGTCAGCAGCAGAGTTGTTTGTTCCTACTCTGATCTGTGTACCACCGGGCTCAACAAAGCCTGTCTTAGTAACAGGGCTAGCTTGTCTAGCTGCCTTAGTGATAGCTCTGAAGATCTTTCTGTCGTACTTCTCAGCAAGAGCGTATCCGATCTTCTTGGATATTTCACCACGTAAGTCGTAGTGTGCTAGTGTTTCGTCTAGCTCATAAACAAATGCAGAACTGATTAATAGGTCATCGACTGTAATTGTTTTCTCAGCTACTGGAGGTGCTCCATCAGAGTTACCTAGTATGCTGTTGCCGGGTGTATGATACTCGGCCTTTGTTCTACCTGTAAAGATGAACTGAAGAGACTTACCGTTTGTAAGTGTTCTCTTCATAACAAGGTCTCTAGCGATTGTGTTACGCTGGAAGCCTTTGAACATTTCTCCACTGAACAGCTTTAGATACAACGCCCTAGGGTCGGTTCCCGGAGTTCCGTTAGAGGTTCCAGAGTCAATACCCGGACGTGTTAAGGCTGTGTTCAGTGTGCTATTTTGTTGTGACATTTCACTGAATCGTTATTGGTTTATATTGCTTAGATCTAATTTTTCTCGAGATTTTTTGTGGTCTATCCCACCGTCTAGACGGCATAAGGTATCCAGCGTACTGGGCTTGTGCCAATGGCAGGGGAGTCCGACTCTGAGGTGCTCCCCGGCTGTTTAGTAAGAAGGAGTCTCTAGTTGAGCATCTTCTTTCTCTTCTTCAGTTTTGTTTTCTGGTTTGACTTCTGGCTCAGGTGAGTACCTAGTAACAGAAGCCGTCATAACCGAGCTTTGCTGTGACATTATTTAATGATTTTAGTATACTCGACACCACGGTAAACGTAAGTTACTGTCATAGTTCCCTCCGATACCAAGCCCCCGTTCCATGACTTGATTACATGCGTCGCAAAAGCGATGAACGGACGTAGGAGTTAACCTATTTGTGGTGCAGTAAGGGCTACGTTTGTAGACTCAGCTGATGCTAAGTCGAGTGGAAAGTTGTGAGCATTACGCTCGTGCATAACCTCGAATCCAAGGTTAGCTCTGTTTACAACGTCTGCCCAAGTTGGAACGATCTTGCCGTTTGCGTCAACGATGGACTGATTAAAGTTAAAACCATTAAGGTTGAAAGCCATGGTGCAGATACCCATTGAGGTGAGCCATATGCCAACCACGGGCCAAGTAGCCAAAAAGAAATGTAAGCTACGAGAATTATTAAAAGAAGCATATTGGAAAATGAGTCTACCAAAGTAGCCATGTGCAGCTACAATGTTATATGTTTCCTCGTCTTGACCAAACTTGTAACCATAGTTTTGTGAAACCTCTTCCGTGGTCTCCCGAAGGATTGAGGAAGTAACAAGGCTTCCGTGCATAGCACTAAACAAAGAACCACCAAACACGCCCGCAACTCCGAGCATATGAAAGGGGTGCATAAGGATGTTGTGTTCCGCTTGGAAGACAAACATGAAGTTGAATGTTCCACTGATACCTAAAGGCATACCATCAGAGAATGAACCCTGACCGAATGGGTAGACAAGAAAGACTGCAAGAGCTGCGGATAGTGGTGCTGTGTAAGCAACAAAGATCCATGGTCTCATGCCAAGTCTGTATGATAGCTCCCATTGTCTGCCTGCATAAGCTGCTACACCTATGAGGAAATGAAAGACAACGAGTTGATATGGTCCGCCGTTGTATAGCCACTCGTCCAGTGTGCCGGCTTCCCAGATTGGATAAAAATGTAGTCCGATTGCATTAGAGGAGGGGACGACTGCTCCTGATATAATATTGTTTCCGTATAATAACGAGCCAGAAACAGGCTCACGTATGCCGTCTATGTCTACAGGCGGTGCTGCGATGAAGGCGAGTATAAAACAAGTTGTTGCAGTGAGCAAGCAAGGGATCATCAAGACGCCAAACCAACCTACGTATAGTCTGTTGTTTGTGCTTGTAACCCACTCACAAAATCTCTGCCAGTTGCTGGCTTGGCTTTCTCTTGTTACTGAGATAGCTGCCATTAGAATACACCGGGTATAATTTGTCCGGTTGTTGCGTAGGCTCCTACAGCTGCTACGAAGCCGAGCATTGCTGCCCAACCATTAAATCTTTCTGCTTCTGGTGACATTAGTTTTCGTTGTGGTAATAATTGTATAGGTGGTTCGTTTGGGTAGATATTTTTCTTCCCGTATTCTGTTGTAATCATAGTAATAAGAGTGGGATACCTGTGGCGAGGACGATGCGATTCGGGTCGCCACTAAGTATCTATCTTTTTTTCTTCTTTGCAGTTTTAGCTGCTCGCTTGAAGTTTGCGTTTGTGGGAGCACCTTTAGCTCCCGGTTTTCTCATCTTCTCACCAGAGCCAGCTTTGATACGCTTTCTCTTGGCATGAATGTTTGCGTATAATCCTCGTTTAGCCATTACTTTGCCTGCTCTCTTATCATTTGTAGATACCTCTTTCTAAAGTCAGCTGGCATATCGCCAAACTTTCTATTATCAGGAGTCTTGATGTTTTTCTTTTTCTTCTCTTTTCTTTCAGTGATGGATTTAGTTACTGATCCATCTTCATCATACGTGTGAGCCATGTTAGCATTTCCATTTACGTAGGGCAAGAGCCTTACGTGTAGGCTTGCCGTTTGGTTTTTTCATTGGTCCTTTGACGCCAGACATTCTAGCACAGAATGATCTTTTGCGTGGACCACCTCCGGGCTGAGGAGCCTTGAGGTTAGAGCCGGTAGCTCTGTTGTATTTTTTTCTACCGGCTGCTGTCAGTCCACCAGTACGGGACTTATGCTTGCCCATCTTGAGACTGACATTCTTTTTCTTTACAGCCATTATGCTATCTTTAATTTATTTCTTTGCCTTTTGGCAAGAGGTACAGGCAATCCGTGTACGTCAGGGTTGTACTCGCCTGCATCATAGAACTTACCGCCCTGTTGCATATAAGCCTTACCTTGACCATCTAAGAAGAATCCTTTTTCAGTCGGATAGTTCATGATAGATGGGTCAGGTAGCCCGTCAGCTAGGTTGGCAATCTTAAGTCCATCACGTTTAGTTTTCTTAGACTGGCCCATTGTTATCTTCACCAAAGTAGTCATAGTAAGGAGAAGAAGGCTTCATTCCCTTTTGTATTTTTTTAACCTGTTCTGGGGTGAGTGGTTTGTTAAGATCTTTTTTCTTTTTCTTAGGCATTACTTTTTCTTTTTATTTTTCATGATTGCAGCCGCAACTTTTGGCCTTTTTTTTGCGAGTGCGGCTAGTCCCTTTGACACTTTCTTTGGTGGTCTACCTTTTTTACTTCCGTAAGTTCCTTTTCCTTGTGGCATAATTAAAAATCCAAATCTGATCTGTCTAGTTTTTCGATAATGTCTTGCCTGTAGGCAGGGTCGCTATCATACCTTGCATCACTCATAGCTGCTACTAATTCTGCTTGACTGCGGAACACGTCGCCTCTGTTAGGAGCTGTTTTACCTTGTAACATTGTACCTTCATATCCGTTTGCGTTATCGTACTGAGTCTTAAGTGCACTCACTGCGAATTGTATAGCATCAACTGTTCCGTTAGCTATGATGTTATCGAAAGCTGCAATCTGCTTTTTATCTAGATTAGTTCCAGCCCAGTTTATAATTTCTGAATACTTATCAGTACCCCCAACGGAGTTTTGTATAGTATTTATTTCTGATTCAGTTATTTCTGTAGCTGGTTTAGCTAGTCTATCTTCAAATTGTGGAGAGTTTTGTATCTCCATGTATGCTTCTACCAATTCTTTACTGGACAGAGAGTTAAATTTTTCTAATGTTTCAGCAGTAACTTTACCATCCTTACTAAACTCTTCACTAGCTGAAGCTATAAGTGTAGCTCCATCACTAAGACTAGGTGCGTCTTCTGTTTCTGGCTCTGCTGTTGCAGTCTCGTCTGTCTCACTATTAGACTCTTGGTCTCCTAGTTTTTTCTGTAGTTCTATGTACGCTTTCTCTAATTGAGCAGCGTCTTTGTACTTACCAGCTAACAGAGACTCTTGTTGTTCGACTAACTTTTCGCCGACGGCAAGGCTCTCTTGCTCGTCAGCGGTTAAGTTGTCAGGCATTGTTTCTGTCTGCGGTGTATTATCTATTGTAAATGTGTTTTCTTCTGCCATATCTGGTGGTTATTGTGTTAGCGATTGGATAGCTGCTGATGCCTGATCTGCTAGCTGAGGATTCTTTTGTGGATCCATCAGTGGCGTGCCTGCAAGCTGTCCTGTCTGATCGACAAGCGACTGCTGTGCTGCTTGAGCCTGTTGCATCTGCTTATCTTGCATTAATTGTTCTGGTGTCTTAATTAAGTTTAACACATCAATACCTTGTGCAGCTGCCAATCTCTTGATAGCTTCGCTTGGTTCTACATACTTTAACAACGCTTCTGGACCGAGAGTCTGAGCTATTGTAGCTATGAATGTAGTAAGGGCTTCTCTATCCTGTCCTCTGCCTAGTGCATTAACACCGGCTACAATCTTAGGTCGTACTAAGTTCTTAGGTAGTCTAGGTATCTCCTTGTTACGCTGTAGTATTAATAATGTTCTGTTGAGGTAGGGTACTAAAAACTCTACCGTTAACAAGCTAAACAATCCGCCAAGGGATTGCTCTAACTCTAGCTGTGTAAGGCGTACCTCTTCAGCTGTAACCCTCTCTGCATTTCTTACATTCATAACTAAGAAAGCTTCAAGGATTCTTTTTTCTATTGTTGCTGCAAGCTGTGCAGCTGTAGCAAAGTCTGCTGTCTTACCAACTTGCACGACTCCTACATCTTCTGGTCTACCCTGTATTATAGCACCGTTCCCAGCTTGTGATAAGGTTTGTGGTTTGGTTGTTGATGAAGGTGACACAAGAAATACTACTTTACTAGCTACACTTGCTCCTTCTACCAATGCTTGAGACAATCCATCAAGACTTCGTAGGTCTCCAATAAACTCCTCTACTCTACCACGTCCATAATCCTCTCCATCTACGGAGTTGAAACGAAGAACTAACCATGGTGAAGCGTTCTTTGGTGCTGTGCTACGACTATCAGGAAGTACTATACCATCGACTTCTTGATGCCAGATCCAGCGTCCACTTGCTTCGTCCAATTTGACACAGGTGTACACCTCGGCGTCTTCTTCTTCTGAGCTTGGGTCGTTTGGCCCTGCTTCGGGCGGCTTAGGCAGCTCAACACCTAATACCTTTCTACTGATTAACTCTTTAGTTATTATTTCGATGACGTTACCGTTACCATCTCTGTCAACAACATACCTATTTAATGGGTAGTGCTTTAAACCATCCTTGCCCATAAAGATAAGGGCATTACCAGAAACTATAAGATGTTTCATAGCTTGATGTACTACGACTCTATCACTAGATGCAGCGATGTAGTCCATGATAATCCTCTCCAGTTTGGAGAAAGATAGGTCTAACTCGCTTCGCATAGCTGGATCCATTTCCTCTCCCAGCTTGTCGTCTCTTACTTGTAGTTTAAAGAAGGCTGTCTGTGGTGGTAGCATTGCTAGCATAAGCTTTGCTGACAATGTAACTACTGCCTTAGCTCCTACTGATTGGAACGGTTGCAGTAGAGTACGTTTGCCTTTGTAATTGTCGTCTCGTGTAACAAGATAAGGTAAGGTAAGTTCAGAACATTCTACAGCTACATCTAGAAACTGAGTTCTGTTTGATGTAAGCTCACTGTATCTTTCCCTTGCCTTATACATTTATTCCTCCAGTTCCGCTTCCGTCTCCACCAGATAAGTTAATCTTTAGAGCGTCAGTACCTGTTCTTTTTGCGGCTCCACGTGTATCATCTTTCTTTGTTGTGGTTCCGTACTCTACCCCTGCTACTTCATCAGGATCTATTAACTCTTTCTTGTCAGGCAAACGAGCTGCTTGCACTAAGTCAGGCTGTCTAGGCTGTATGGGTTGTGGTGTAGATATAGGGGTAGGTGATCTCCTATTAAATATACACATTAGATTTCCTCTACTATTGATTTGATGTATTGTACAACATCCTGTTGACCAGAACGGTACATGATGGAGGCTAAGTCCTCCTTGGGGTGGATAGGATGCCAAGCGAACTTGGTCTCTAAGTCCTCTACTAACTTCTCAAGTTTATCTGAATAAAACTTAAGCGTATTGAGGGAGGTTGGTGTTTGCATGTTCAAAAAATGCGGGCATGCGGGCGGCTCTTGTGTCAGAAAACTGTGGGGCTTTACCCTGATACATTAACTGATCGCTCGCATCCGCCCAAAATTTTTTCGACAAATATTTATCAGTATTGTTTTCTGTTAGGGGTTGTAGTACCCATTGTATAGTTGCCTTCCGAAGCTTATCCAAAGAAGAGCTAGGAACAAGACCCAACTCAGCACATACGAGACTATTTGTCGCAACGTGTATCTGTTCATCTCTGGATATATCAGCTGATACTGTTCTGAGAGCAGCATCACCAAGAAAGCGAAACATAGGTAGTAAAACAAAGAATATAGCTCGCTCTGCAACGAGTGCCTTTGTGATAGTGTGGTCAGGGTGTGCAATCCAAGCATCTCTAAGTCTTAACGCCTCCAGTTCAGCTTTGGGATCAGCCCCGTGGGCGTCAACAATGAAGCCCAGAGCGAGATCATGCTTAATCTCGTCTTGTACGTTTGACTCAAGAAGTGTCCTCGCTGCTTGCGGGACTTCTTTCTCCAGTCCCTGAGAAATAAATTCTCCAACTGGTAGCTCCATATGACGTATTGCGAGTGCACGCTTGATGGTTTCTTCAGCACCTTCTTTCAATACTCCTTTGGTAGGTTGGACGGGTGTCCATGTTCTTTTTCTATTAAATAATTGTGTGTAAGGATGTTGTCTCATTGTTGGCAGTCACATGTAATTTCATTTTCATTTCCTACAATGCTTGCCAAGTAATCTTGTACGTCAGTATCTCCTAACGCTGCGTAAGCATCAGACTTATCCTGAACGTCTCCCATTACCTGAAGGCTGTAGTACAAAGAGGTCTGTGGGCTAAGTAGCCACTCCTCTATAAATGCTTCATTGTATACAACTACATCGCTCCAACTGTTGAAGCTGTAGCCATGAAGCAAACCTGTCCTATCGAGCATCGTCATGATTTCGTCTGCTACACGCTTGTATGCGTCCCATCCTACTTCACTTGCTATCTCAACGTCGCCATAGTTGACTCTTTCTACTCCGAACTCGCCGGAATCTCTGTCAACCATTCTTGCTATTGGTGGTGCTATCTCGGGTGTGCATGTAAAGCCGTCTAGGTCTCTACTGCGATAGCTGCAACTGGCAGTGGG